GATCTTGATCGTTCCGCTCTGGGTGTCCCAGGTATAGGTCGACTCCGCCTTCGGCGATGCTTCCACCTGTGGACTGGCGGCATTCGTGCGCGCAGTCTGCCGGATCCACATGTACATGTTGCCGGTCGTGAGCGTGCGTTTGCCGATGATGTCGCGAATGCGCAATTCCTGTTGCGCAATCACCAGCGGATCAGCGCCAAGGCTGATCGGCATGGAGATCCCGCTCGTTCCGGAACCGAGCCCCGGATTGCTGATCGTCGCCTTGAGCAAGCGCGCCGCAGAGGAAGTTTCCGGGAACCAAGAGGCATTGAAGTCCATGCGCAGCGGCATGCGCCCGCCCCATTCGACGGACTTGCGCTGGAGAAACTCAGCGTGCTCGATGACCATCTGCGAAATGGACTTCTGCCCCATTTGCGTGGTCGGCCGGTCGGCCATTTTCTTGTCGATGGCGTCTAACTGTGTTTGGAAGGTTTCAATTTTTGCGATTACCGTCGCGAGGCCAGCTTTGTTCGCCTCGGTTACTGCGCCAAAAGTTTTGATGTCGTCCTGAGCTTTGGCTTGAAAGGCCTTCAGGTCGTTCACCAGGTCCGTCAGTTTTTGCTCTAGAGGCTCCATGCGAGCGCTCCTTTCAATTCATCGAATAAGTTGGACAATGCCGACTCTTTACCGGCGTCGGCCTCCGGGACGGCGGCTGGTTCACGCGAAGGTGCCGGATCGGCGGCCTTGGTGGTGAGCAGTGCCAGAAACTCTTTCGCGGCCTCGTCGATCCGGGCGCGGTGCGCCTTCACGAGATCGGCGCCCTGCTTTTGATCGAATCCTTCTACCGCGGATTTGTAGACGCTGTCCATCAGCGCCAGAAACTGCGGGAGGAATCCGAGGAATGATGCGGAAAATTGGTTGACCGATTCGGTCGCCGCGTCCATCTTCTCTTCGTTGCTGTCATTGCTCCAGATGATCGAAGAGAGGGAGCTATCGAGCGCCGACATCATCTGGTAGCGCTTGCTCCAGGTCTGGATCGCGTCCAGCTCCGTCAGAAAGTCGCCCTTCTGCGCCGTATCCTTCACTCCGGTGACGAAGGCTAAAATATTCATGGGGAACGTCACGACCGACACTTCCCAGAGCTTGATCTCCTTGAGGTGCCGCACGCCGTTCTTGATCTCGTCCTGGATGCTTTGAAAGCCGATGGACAGACCTTTCGAGAGCCCAAGCTTCATTTTGCGAAGGGCCTTTTGCGCGGTGGGATCCAGCATGTCGAGTTCGCCGGCGACCTCCAGGCCGTCGCGCGTACTTCGCAGCGTGCCGTGGCCGATCGCTTCCTTCGCGTCGTGGTGCCAAAGAATCGGAATGACCGGATTCTCCTGCAGTGTTTTGGCGAACGCGCCGCGCTCGACGACATCGCCGCCCAAATCGGTGTTGCCATAGACCGATGCCATGCCGACGAATTTGCCCTCGTCGGTGACTTCCTTAATGTCTAACGGTCGGATTAAAACCATTTTGTGTTTCACGATGGAATCCTTTCGCCGATGTGCCGATCTTGGTTAGGGCGGCCTGCTGGCTCGCCGTTGGTTCGCCGCCCGGCAGCGTCTGCATGTTGAGTTGAATGTGATAATCGTCGCCGCCTTCGAACGGATTCAAGTCCTCGAGGTTGCGAACTTCGTTCTGGCTCATAAAGCCGTTTTGAAGCGCGGTCGAATAGCCCGCCATGCGCGCCTGGAAGTTGCCCCTTTGGAGCGCATTCAAATTGTGTTGGAAGTAGTAACCTTGCTCCTGCTCTTTCGGAGTGAGCACGCAGCGCCAGAGGTTCTCTTCCCACCTTTTGAGCCAGCCGTACAGCGTGAAGGTCACAAACTGCTGCGCCAGGTTCTCGATGTTGCTGAACGTCGCGTGCGAGAGATCGGCGACCAGGTGCGGGCTCACCTGGAACCAGCGGCAGATCTCCTGCACGGTGAATTGACGGGACTCCAGCATCTGCGAATCCTTCAGATTCATTCCGGTTTGCTGGTACTCTACCCACGGCTCAAGGATCGGCGCCCGGTGCGGCTGCGCATACAGCTCTTCCCAATCCGCGCGGAACTTATCCGAGTCCGTCTTATTTTTGAAGGGTTGTGTGAGCCGCAGGTTATACGGCAACCGGCCGCCGCGCCGGAAGAAGTTCCCGACGTGACGCTCACCCGCGAGCGCGACGCCGATGGATTGCGCCGCCATCCCAACCACGGAGTAGCCGCAGATGCCGTCGTTGCTGAGGCCCGGCATGTGGAAGATGTCGGGAGGCTCTCCCGGCTTCATCGTGTACGTCTTTTCCGCCGCGCCGCCATCCTTGACGACATGCACGAGCCGCTTCTGGCCCTCCTTCTCGCGATCGATGCGAACCTGAGTGGGAAGCAGCGGCCAGAACTCAATCGCTTCGTTCGATCCACTGCGCCGCACGATCCGGCCATAGGCGTTGCCCGTCATCACGGCGTGGCCGGTCATGGCCTCGCGCATGGAAAGCGCGCACATTTCCGAGTTCGGCGCGTACTTCAAGGCGTGGAACATCGTCTTGTCAGGCGCCGGAAACTTTCCATCGCCGGTGTCCTGCTTCAATTCGAGGGGCAACATAGCGACCGACTCTGAGATAATCCGCCGGCACGCCCACACTACGGAGTGATTCAGCGCGGACGTTTCGGTGACGCTCTCGCCGCTCCAGGTGCCGCCATAGTCATCGTGCCCGCGTGCGAGGATCGGGAAGCCGTTCCGCAGGTACCAATCCTGGACCGTGGACATGCCCTTCTGGAGCCAGCGTAACGGCGTGAAGTTCATTGACCGACACTCTGGAGCCCGGTGTACTGAATGGTTCGTTCTTGCCCTACCAGCAGCCGGCTGAGCGCAGTGATTGTCGCTGCCGGGCCGTCGATGCGCTTCGCGGACTTCATGCGCTCGGGTTTCGATGGCTGGCAATTGTCCTTGTGGTCGTACTGCAGTTGGAGGCAGCTCGCCATCCAGTTGTAGACCGGGTTATTTCCGTGCCTCAACTTCTCGTCTACATAGGAACTCAGCAGGTACTTGGTGGGGTAGCTCAGCGGCATAAAGGTCTGCGTGACCTCCACGGCCGCGATGCCGTCCTCGTCCTGCAGCTCCATCGCCTGCGTGCGGAAGTTGACGCGGTCGAAGTCCACCTCCACGAGATCGAACGTGTCGCGGAGCCAGCGGATGCGCTCCTTCACGCAGCGCATGTCGATCCCGTTGCCCGGTGTCGTTTCGAGGAAGCCCTGCTCCACCCAACTCGCTAGCGGCTGGCGGCAGATGCGCTCCAGCTCGGGAACGCGCTCGACCGGCACCCAGAAGAACGCGAGCACGGTCCACTCCTCAACGTCGTCGAAGGGCGGGAACACCGCGACTACCGCAGTGAAATCCGTGGTCCACGAGGCATCGACTCCTACCCAACACGGCCGGTTGCGCAAGTCCCAGATATCCACCAACTGCTCGTAGTTGTAGGACTCCCAGGTGCGGAGATCGACGCCGCCGCTGCATTGGTACCACTTCTGCATGTCGATGATCGGCTCCTCTTCCTGCGCAATCGGGACGTTCAGGTGATAGCGGAAATACTTCGACCGCTCGGATGGATCTTCGATGGCCTTGTCCATCTCCGCGACGATCGCGGCGTCCCGCAGGAAACCGCCGGGGTAGGCCTCATGGCTCGGGTTGGCGGCGACGCGCGCCTCGCGCGATTTCCAATATTCCGGGTCCTTCTCCAGCCGGTCGCGGTCGGCCTCCCAGATCGCGACGAACAGGCTTCCCTGTTTCGATTCCTTCTCGACGCGTTTTGCGTTTGCGTATTCTTTCCACCACAGGGTCGACTCGTACTGCGCGCCGGCTGTCGTGATCGCAATATCAATCGGCTCCCGCCGCGAGATCTGGCCCTTTGTCAGCACGTCGCGCAGCGTCTCCGCGCGCGCCGATTTCCAGCGGTGGATCTCATCACGCATCAGAAGGCTCGGCTCGACGCCATCCTGCAAATCGCCGTCCGCGCTCAAGACGGCGTAAAAGCCGCCGCCGTCCTTGCGTAGAATCCGCTTCGTCGAGGGAAGCACGCGCAGCAGGCTCGCTATGTCTGGGTTGGCCCGCACGAGCTGCGCGGCGGCGCGGAACACAATGGTCGCCTGGTCCTTCGCCGCTGCGGCGCCATACGCTTCCGGATTCTGCTCGTTCTCCATCAGCAGGTGATAGAGCGGCAAGCCGCCGATCAAAAAACTCTTGCCGTTCTTTTTCCCGACCGAGATATATGCGGACCGAACTATACGCAAGCCCGTGTCTGGCTCCGGATTGCCGTAGATGCCGCGCAAGACTCGCCGCTGCCAGCCGATCAGCCGGTATCCGAGAGGCGGATACAACACCTCCGAGAAGAACCGTTCGACTTTGCAGGCCCGGCACTGTGGCTTTCCGTTGAGTCGGATCTCGCACCAGGTATCCTCTTGGCAGTACGCGCAGGTTTCCGGCCGGTAGTCAGGACCCACAGAGTTTCATTTCCAGGCTTTCTTCCGGCGCGGACATTGTCGCCTCGGTCGCCACGCGCGTCCGCGACGCCGGCGTAAGGCCAAACTCCCTCCGCTCGACGACCACGCGGGCCGCCAGGTCGCGGATCGCGCACATCGCCAATCGACCCTGACTCATGCCCATGATGCTCAAGAGAGCGCCCAAGCCCGGCCCCGTCTTTTCCGCCTGCGCCTTACGCTTCACCGCGCTTTGCATCCGCCACAGCCCTTGATACGCTTCCGCGAGCAGCGCCTCGTCTTCCGCCAGTTGCCAAAGCGCACGTTGGTCCACGCGCCGCAAGACGGAGCCGCGCTTCGCGCCGCCCATCTCGCGCACGAGGTCATCCCAGATCTTGCTGGCGGCCGGGCTTATGCCCTCCGGCTTGTCGGGTATGGCGCGGTCATATTGCACTTCGTTCGGGTTGATCTTGAGCCGCCCGCGGTTCCCCTCCAGCAGGCGTATGTCAGTCGGTTTCGGCGGCGGTCCTCTACGTCCCATAGGTTTCGGGGGGTTCTATCGCGCGCAGGATAACGTCAGCCTCGCCCGTTAGCTCCACGCCGTTCAAAGCGATGCATTCGATCACAACGGTCGGGACGTCGCCCACATCATGCCGAAAGGTCACGGACTTAACGAGCT